AGCAGCAGACGAACGACGGTTCTGTGACCCCCGCCATGGCAGGGTTTGCGGATTGGTGACGCTCACGCGCCATGGATCTGGGATGCATCATTTACCTAATCGATCGTCAAAAAAAACCCCCCGACCCGAAGGCCAGGGGGAAAGTCCATGCAAGGGGACAACAACAAAACCATGGTTAGTCGGAATCAACAGGCACAGGAAGCGTGCCCACCATGAACAGGTGCGGATTTTCGACTTTCACCTTCGCCGGAATTCCACGAGTCAGCCAGTTGTGCACGCGCTGAGTTCCGATGTCCTTGTCGAATCCCAGCAGTTCGGCCACGCGGGCTGGGCCACCCAAGGCAAAGATGCGTTCGCTATCAGTCATTTTTTCCATAGGGCAGATTAAACACCATGTTTGTTGCACAGTCAAACAATGGATTTAACACGAGCGTTCGCCCAAATTAAAGCGGCGAACTCATTGTGTTTGACATTCGTCTAAACATCCTGTTTAATCTACCCATGCATCGGCAAAGCCCGCGAGTCGGGCAGTCAGCCAAGGCAAGACGCTCCCTGCGGGGAGATGCGCCAACCGCGACACCACCGAGGCGCTAGTAACGGGGGTCCGGCCCACAAGCGGACAACGGTCCGCCAGCACCGAAGCGCTGGATGACCAGGCGAAAGAGCCTGACGCGCTACCGAGAGAGGAAGCCAGCCCCTAGCAGGACGCCAAGCCTGGGACATCGAGGGCACGCCGGAACTCTGTAACCGGCACAGATCAACCGCAGGGCGGGGGCAGATTGCCTTCTCCCTTAGAAGGGACGACGTATCATGAACCGTGTTCAACGCTTCGAGCGCACACAGCCCCGCGAATGGCGGGCCCTGCCGTTCGAAACAAACGAAGAGGCCCCGCCGACTGCCTGCGAAGCCATCGGCTGGCTCATGATCGGGTGCAGTTTCGCCGCCCTCTGTTTCGGATTCCTGGGACTGTGAGAACCATGTCCTCCATCACCCTATGCGGGTCACGCGCCCAACTTCTTGCCGAAATGGAGCAGCAGGATCGGGACGACGCCCGCGAATCCGCCATCCAGGCCCACGCCTATAGCCTCCTGGCGTTTGAATGGAACCCCGCTTCCATGGCCAACATCCTGGAGGCCCTCCCGGAACTGCCCGAGCAACTGACCGAGGAGCAGATCAGGGAGGTTTCAGATGCCATCGGCAGGAACGATCCCGCCGATGTCGGGCGCGTTCTGATCGCCGGAATGCGGGCCTACTGCGAACGCATGGCGCGGAAGTCGGCTGAAAGCTTGTTCGACTCCTCCCGGGATGGAGACGACTACCTGGAGGATATCAAGGGATGACCGACCGTACCAAATTCATCGGTGGCAGCGATGCCGCCGCGATCCTCGGCGTCTCGCCGTGGATGTCGCCCTTCATGCTGTACCAGAAGAAGATCGGCGCCTTCGTCGAGGAAATCACCCCGGCGAAGCAGAAGATTTTCGACCGTGGCCACCGCTGGGAGCAGATCGTCGTCGAAATGCTGGTCGATGAACTGCGCGAGCGCGGTCACGACGTCGAGATCATCGCCCGGAATCAGCGCTATCAAGATCCCGAGTTCCCGTTCTTGTCTGCCGAAATAGACATCGAGCTGCGCGTCGACGGCGAGGAAGTGAATGGCGAAGCCAAGACGGTGAATCCGTTCGCGGTCAAGGCTTGGGGCGACGAAGACTCGGACGAAATCCCGATCTATTACGCCGCACAGGTCATGCATGGCCTGATGATCAAGCCGCGCCGCCGCGCCATCGTGGCCGCGCTGACCGGGTTCGACGATACGCCGCGCGTCCATTGGATCGATCGCGACGAAGAAACAATCGCCGGCATCCGCGCCCGCGAAGTCGAGTTTTGGCAGCGCGTCCAGACCCGCAATGCTCCCGACCCAACCGATCCCGTCGACGTGAAGTGGTTCTACCAACGTGACGGCGGCACGGTATTCGAGGCCGACGACGATCTGGTGTTGCTGTGCCAGCAACTGAAGGACATGAAGGCCGATGCGAAGAACCTCGACGGTCGCATCGAGCTGGTCGCCACCCAGATCAAAGCCCGCATGGGCACCGCTGCAACGCTGATCTACCAGGGTAAGCCGCTGGCTACATGGAAAAACAACAAGGACTCCGTCAAGACCGACTGGAAAGCAGTCGCGGAGGCCTTGAGCGCCCCGAAAGAAATCATCACCGCGCACACGACGACGTCAGCCGGCGCGCGTCATTTCGTCCTCAAGTAGTCATCCACCAAGGAGAACCAGAAACATGAGCACCCAAGCCCTCAAAGCCATCGCCACTGGCGGCGAACCGCCTGCAAAGCTGTCCGACATGAAGCCGAAGGAGCAGATCGCCTACCTGCTGAAAAGCAAGCAGAGCGAGATCGCCAAGATGCTGCCGAAGCACCTGAACGCCGAGCGGCTGATGAAGGTGGCACAGATCGCCGCCACCACGACGCCCGCCCTTGCCAAGTGCGACGTTGCCAGCCTGGTCGGCGCCATCGGCCAATGCGCCCAGATGGGCCTTGAGCCGAATACCATCCTTGGTCACGCCTACCTCGTGCCGTTCAACACCAAGCGCAAGGACGCCTCCGGCAACGAGCGCTGGGTCAATTCGGTGCAGGTCATCATCGGCTACAAAGGCCTGATCGATCTCGCGCGCCGCTCCGGCCAGATCATCAGCATCGCCGCCCATGAGGTTTGCACGAACGACAAGTTCGAGCTGGTCTACGGCCTCGACGAGAAGCTGATCCACACGCCCGCCCTCGGTGAGCGCGGCGACATCATCGGCTTCTACTCCGTCGCCAAGCTCAAGGACGGAGGCCATTGCTTCGAGTTCATGAGCCTGCACCAGGTGCAGGAAATCATGAAGGCCACCCAGAGCAAGGGGAAATACGGGCCTTGGCAGGATCACTTCACCGAAATGGGCCGCAAGACGGTGATTCGCCGGCTGGCCAAGTACCTGCCGCTCTCGATCGAGTTCCAGACCGCTGCCGCACTCGACGGCATGGCCGAAAGCGGGAAAGACCAGCACATCGACGCGATGGACGGCGACTTCGCCATCGTGGCAGAGGACGCGCCCTACGCGCCCGGATCAGTCGATCAGGAAACCGGCGAGATCACAGACCAGGACGACGCCAACCTGCGCCAGCTCGAGCAGCAAGGCGCCGCCGGCATCGCCAGCGGATTCCAGCCGACGCCCGAGGAAATCGCCGCGATCCGCGAACGCGAAATTGCCGAGGCCTCTGAGCAGCAGACCCCCAGCCGCCCGCGCCGTGAGCGTGGCGGAATGAGCACGGAGTGATCCATGAGCCAAACGGAGAAGACGATGGCAGGCAAAGAGAGGCCGATCTTGTTCAGCGCGCCGATGGTGCGTGCGCTGCTGGCCGGCGCGAAGACGCAGACACGCAGGCTGGTGAAGGGTGCCCCAGACGACTGGGCGCCGATGCAACCGCAGGTGTTCTCGCCGACAGTGTTTGACCGGCACGGCGACGGGCAGCCGGGGCATGACGCCTATGGCGCCGGCAACGAGGACGGCGACCGCTGGATTCGTTGCCCATACGGCACTCCTGGCGATCGGCTGTGGGTCAAGGAGACACATCACACTTCGCCGCACTTCGACTGCCTCTACCGCGCAGACTATGAGGACGGCGCGGTGCTGCGCAAGGTGATTGCCCATGGCGGGTGGAAGCCGTCGATATTCATGCCGCGCCACCTCTCACGTCTCACGCTGGAGATCACCGGCGTGCGCGTCGAGCGGCTGCATGACATCGGCCGGGGCGACGCGATGGCCGAAGGCTGCCCGTTCCCAAACATGGCCGCTGGCGACGACCCTCGTGATTGGTACGCCGAGCTGTGGCGGACGATCAACGGCGCCGCCTCGTGGGACGCAAATCCGTGGGTGTGGGTCGTGGAGTTCAGCAAGACGCCCAACGTGTAGTTAGGGGCCGTGCGCCCGTAAGGGCGGTCGCCGTTGAAGGCACAGTTGGGCGGATTTTTGGAGAAGACGATGGAAACCAACCACTACAAGACTACGGCCTACGCAATACGAATCGGCGACGAATGGTTCGCCGGCTTCGGCGGCAAACCAGGGCAGGAAAGCTTGACCAAGGTCAGGCCGGGGCTGTGCGACGCAAAGCTAGTGTGGGACGACAGGAAGGCGGCGGCTTACGTTGAGCGCCTGCGAGTGCGCGGATACATGGGGGAAGTTGTGAAGGTGACAGCATGAGCAGGGATCTTGATGTTGTGACGCTGACCGGAGCGGAATACGACGCGCTGACCCAGCGAGCCGATGATTGGTACGCGCTTTACGCAAGGGCAGCGAAAGAACGCGCCGCCGCACTAGAAGACGTGGAGCGGTGGAAGAGGGCTGCGGAATCCAACATTGAGGAGAACGTGGGGTTTCGCCTTGCTGAAGAAGGGGCAAAGGAAGCATTTGGCCATGTCGTGCAGCAGAAGCGCGACCTTGAGGCAGAGTGCAAACGACTTCGCAGGCTGCTGGATGGCGCATACGACACCATCCGACGGCAGGCGCACAACGCTGGCGGTAACGCGACTGAGCGTAGCGAAGGTCGCGTTGACCACAATGTTGGGCGGAACTTGGAGGAATGAAAATGATTTGCGAACAAGACATGACCGACCAGCAGCGCGAACTGTACGAAGTGATGAGCGACATCAGCGAGGACTGCTACTGCGCAGGCTGGATGCTCGGACTTGAATACGCAATTTGGGGAGCACTGCAAGACGGCGACCGTAGCTACGGCATGAGCGAGATGGATGCAGCGCAGCTTGAGCGTTGCCGCGTGCTGGCGAAAGAACTCGACGGATGGGTGATTTGGTACGACGACGACAAAGACGCCGAGTTGCCGCTTGATGAATGGGGGCCTCGCTTCGTGCCGATGGCCGAGTGGCTAAAGATGGTGCCGCCCAACGCAACGGTAAAGGGCGCCGCGTGACCAAGCCAAACGAAACCACTAGCGCTACGAAATGGCCGCGCGCGTACCAGATGGAATGCCAGAGACAGGACGGCTACAACTGGGTGCATGGCAGACCGCACGGCTTTGCGTGGAAACCACTCTACTGCGTGACGGTTGAGTTCGAGAGCAAGGAAGAGGCGCATGAGTTTTTTGAGTCTCTGCATGAGGGCGAAATTGTGACGTCGAACGCTGGCGTAACCAGCCTGCCGCACACGAAAGGAGATTGACACCATGACAACGCCTATTGCGGCAGGTCTGGTTGACGTAACTGTTGTGCGGCTGCGCTGCTGGTGGTTTGGCTGCGAGCCGCACCCGCAAGACCCAGCGCCGCCGGATGAGATTACGTGCATGCACTGCGGCCGGAATGTGCCCTACGGAGACATGGTTGGCGACACGATCCACAACCGGACGATGGACTGGCTGCGCTACTGGATGTGGCGGCGTTGGCTGCCGGAGAAGTGCCCAGCATGCGGAGCTCGATATGGGCACCGTGGCGACTGCGACGGGATACCGTTTTGATGACGCACAACGCTGGCGTAACCAGCCTGCCGCACACGAAAGGAGATTGACACCATGACAACGCCTATTGCGACAGGTCTGGTTGACGTAATTGTTAGCCACGATGGTTGTTATGACGAAGACGGAGCGCCGATTAAATGTTGGAAATGTGGGGCCGAGAAAATCACCGAGAAAGTGACCGACACGCTTGATGTTGGTGTTGGTCGAGGAGTGATGATGGAGTTTGAGTGCATTTGCGGCCAGTGTGGCGAGCGCGTTGGTTATTGGGCGCACGGCAGTTACGACCCGTGCTTCATGATGGCTAACGCCTGAATTCACCGGCCGCGCAGCGGTCCGGTGGAATGAACAGTTAGGCATAACCGCAACGAATGGAGGACTGAATGAGCGCACAACAAGACTACTGGCAAGAGTGCATCAGCATCGCAGCGGAAGAGTGCGAACTGAAGCTGACGCCCGAGCAACTGGCCTACTTGGCGGAGGCGGTAGAGGGAGGCCACGAACACTACGGGCAGGCGTTCTACTCTCCGCCAGCAAGCGACAGGCTGGACGACATTGAACGCGAGTGGAAAGCGAAGCTGAAGGCGCAGCAGGATGAGCACGAACGCTACATGCGCAATGCCGAAACCGCCGTGAAGCAGGCTCTGCGAGTTCACCGGGATGACCAAGTGACGATTGGCAGCTACGGCGAGGTTCTGCGGCATGGCGGGCGCACCGAGCGCATTCAGTGATGCCTAACG